TTATTCTTAACATCAACAAAGCCTGATAACAATTCGTTCTGTCTTATGAAAATCCCCCGTGCTTCTGGATCAGGTATTAATAGTGAGAGTTTGTGCATGTTCTGCGGATTCAAAAAATACTGGGCCATACCTTTAGGGTTCCCACTTGATGCTTCTATCTGTTTGGATAGCACGTTGAAGGCAGCATTACGGAATGCCTTTTTCTCTGACTCTGTTTTAAGTTTAGTTGAAAATTCAAAAAGTTTATCCATTGAATCCCCACTGTCAAATAACTTCTTACCAAGCTCAGTGGCATCTTTAAGCTCCATTTGTCCAGCATAAAGTCTACGTGCTTCTTTATAATCAGGCACAGTTTCACCAATTATATCCAACATGGTATTTTTATGCCCTATTATATCGGCAGCCAGTGCTTGAACATTTGAATCTGGATTAAAAATTGCGTTTTTACCAAATTTTGAACCGAGTGCCTTCTTTACTTTATCAAGTGCATAAACCGGAAACTCATGCCCCTCTGGAAATCCTGCTTCTACTATTTTCTTTTTACCACTGGGCAGTGTTATTTCTTTTGTTGGAATGGGGGCTAATTTTACAGGGGGGTTATCATGCTTTGCTAAATATATTGCCCTCTTGTATGCCTTTTTAAATTCTGGCATTTTAAACAGATCATTTAACCCCTCGTCAGACACTGTTCTCATTTTACCACCACTTTTGCCTCCCACATAAAAAGCAGCATCATAAACAGGGTTAGAACTTTCCTTTGCTGTTTTCCTTAACCCTGCTGCGGTCTCTTCTAAAGACACTCTCGATCCACCTGTGGCATCTTGGAGGAAGTTGTAAATATGTTGACGTACCCTGCCAGCACGTTCAACTAAGGATTTCTCTGCTGCATCAGGTACTTTATCTCCGTGTCTCATTATTGTACCTGCCAAGTTTTGACCCTTCTTACCTAAAAGGTCAACTTCCATTACCTCATCACCTAGTCCAAGTTTTTTATGTTCTGCCAGTTTCATCTCTTTCTGAACTAACGTAATGCCATCCTTCTGGTCAACTTCTTCCAGCATCTGCTCACCCTTTATCTCTGCTTTGGTGAGTTCTTTCTTGGGGGTTTTACCAAACAATTTTTGAATTGGGGAAGCAAGTTTTTTAGCAACCCATTTGGCTACTGGGACTGCCACCACTCCAGCAGCACCACCAAATCCACCGATCATCATACCTTTAAGTGTATTTTCATCTTTAGCTGCTGCCACACCTGCTCCCTCTGCTACTCCGATCCCAGACCCCGTGGTAACACCTTTAAGTAAATTTCTTCCAGTTTGTCCTGCCACTGGTGCCAGTGCAGGGGCTGCAGTTGTTAATGCTTTTGCTGCTCCTGCTCCTCCTGCCATACCTCCTGCTATTTCTGTAGCCATAGCTGCTTTTGGGTTTTCATCAGCCCACTTTTTGTCTTCAGCTTGTATAGCATCCATTGATTCGGGGAAACTCTCTGGTTGGGAATCGTCACTTACTACTGAATCTAATTTCTTACGTGCCCACCTTCCTACTGACCGTGCTGGCACGGAAAGTCCGAATGTGGCATTTGTCATAAAACTGTCTCCGGCTTTATTAAAATATTCTAACCCACCATTAACTTTATCCCAGAATCCTCCATCTCCCTCTGCTTTCTCTTCAGGCATAGCTTCATCTTTTGCTGTCTGCTTATTAACAGACTTAGTGAAAGACTCAATAGTATATCCTCGTTTCTTTAAAAACTTGGCTATTTCTTCTTCTGCCATGTCATTTTCACGAGCATATAAAACCCTTCCTGTAATATCTGGCAGGGTCGTAAACCTCATCTTTTTTTTATTATGAAATGTTTCTCCTGTTTCCATTATTCCAGATCGGCTGCTGTTGTTGGTTTAGTTGCATCCTCACCCCATACTTTATCGTTGTACCCTGCTTCTGCTGAGAACATCTTACGGGTGAGGCTAATGTTAAAATTGGCATCCGTGAGCATTGTCTGTAATTTTATCATCAGTGATTCCCTAGTATCTTTATCTGAAGGGAACATTGGTTCAGTAAATTTCAATTCCCCATCTGTCATCTGGGAACCAATCAACTCGTGTCTCTTGGTTAATGCTGCCATCGTTGCAATGGCCTTAAACTTCTGGAATAAAGGGTGTTTTGCTTTTTCAGTAACCTGCCCGTAGAAAAAACCAACCTCTTTTTCAATTATTGCCATTTGCTTGGGGTCGTTCATCATGGCAAGTGCTTCTTCAGCAGCACGTCTAACCCCCATGTCACTCTGATACTTCTTCAGTATTGATGCTGGTGCCTGTATTCCTTTTTCTCCTTTATCTTTTAGACGGGCGTGGGCCTTTTTGAGTGCTTCCATTGGGTCATCACCAAAAAGAAGTCCCTTAATTTCGTCAATATCTTCGGGGTTAAACTTGTCACTATACTTTGTAAAAAGTCGATTTATTTCATCTGAAACTTCAGTCTTTGCACCAGTGTTCAATGGAGCAGTATAGGTAGTCCAGTCATTATTGATTAACTTCCCCATCTTGCCATCTGCTCTTCTCTCAACAAATGCTACTCCCTCCGGCAGTTCCCCACCGTTCTCGGTAATCCATTCTTTAGCAGAAACAAGATTTTTCTTCTGACCATCTTCCCAGTTTTTGTCCATCTGTCTGATTTTACGGTCATGGGCTTGTTCTTCCATCATCAACCGTGACTCACCCCAGTTCATCTTTCTGGCATTGTCAGCTAACCGAACTTGCTCTCTCTTAATATATTTCTTTTGCTCATTAGCATATTCATCTTTAGTCTGTTCTAATGATGCCTCTCGTAATTTTAACCCACCTACTGCAACGAACTCCTTGTATGCCTGTGAATCAACCGAGTTCATAAATGTTTCAAGGTTTTTGTACCTCTGTTCAGGGTCAGGGTGAGATAGGGCAGCCTGTAATTTCTCTTCATTATATTTTGATGTACCGTCAGGATTTTTAGCACCAGAAAATTGGTCGTAAATATTAGATGCTGCTGCAACCCAATCTATTTCCCCTTCTGGTTTTTCTGGGGTCTTGAACTCCTTTATCCTATCAAATAAGGCCGTATGCCTCTCTTGAGGAGTGCCACCAGATAATAGGAGGGCATTTGCCTTTTCCTGACCTTCAGGTGAAGAATCTAATTCTAGTAGGGCATTGTATGTTTCCTCAACATCATCCTCTGTAACAACTTTCCCCTTTTCTGGTTTAGTTACTGTAGTTTTGTATTCTCCATCGACTAAAACTAACAACTTGTTAGGCATATCAGGGACATTGGTAAATGTCACTCCTGCCTTAGTTTCCTTTTCTTCTTCAACTGGCATTGATAGTTTTGTACCCATTATGTCTATATAAAAAGAGACATCACCATCTTGGGGGATAACTTCTTGATATACATTTTCAGGGAGACCTTTCCTTTCCCTCTCCATTGCCTCTATTTTTCTGTACTTGTTTTTTGGCCCAGACTTGCCCTCTTTCTTCTTTGCTAACTCCTTCTCTAATGCTGCCATCCCCTTTTCTGGGTTATCTTGGAACATCTGTAAATAGATTTGTTTTTGTTCCGGCCTTAAGCGACTACCTGCCAGAGTTGCCTTAAACTGAAGTGTTATCTCCCGTTTGTATTTTTCCTCATCCTCTACCTTCAACTTAGCATCGAGTGCTGCTTGTTCTGCCTGTTGTCTATCGTAAAGTGCTTGTTGCTCATTTTGGTTCAGGGCATCTTGATTATAATATGCTTCCATGCCAGCAGGGATGGCATGACCAATCTGTTCCCCCAGAGTCATGGGTGTACGTCTCCAACCTGAGTTTCTGAGCAGTGAAGCACCAGCAGCTAACCCTGCTGCTCGGAGAGGGTCGAAACCTACTGCTTCCTCCTCTTGCTGTTTTTTCAAGGCAAGCAATCCTTCTTCACTCTTTGGAGGATAATTCTCGTCTGTTGGATTCCAACGTACTGATGATTCTGCCATTAGCCTAATCCTTTATTTGTGTATCTTGGGTTCACGGGTCTTTGTGATGATGCCAGCAAGTTCGGGAATGCAACTCTCCCCATCTTAACACCTGCTACTGGGGCACTCTGAATTGGGTCATCTTTTGCTGTCAGTAGACTTGTTGCCATCTTCACTGCTGCTTGTTTCCCTTTTGAGAGGGGCTTGAACTCATCCTCGTCATCAGAGTCAGAGGAAAATAAACCTTTTGCCTTCTCCCAAAAACTTTCTTCTTGTGGTGCTGTCCCGTCATGTGGGGAGCCTGTCAATGATTCATAACCTCCCAGACCTTGATCTATAGAAGCCCCACCACCATCTTGGTTGTCTGGGCCAAGTGGCATATCTAATTCTTGCTGTTTGGCTGCTGCTAAAAGAGAAGGATCGACCTCTTGCATAGTATTCTCTGGTTTAGAAGAAAATAGTCCTTTAGCTTGTTCGTAAATGTCGGATGCCCCCATTTTTATATCATCCGTAAGGGTGCTATCAGACCTATTAAGTTTGGTCTGGGCAAGGAACTTATCCCTCTCATTATCTCTAGCCGTGTTCATAATTGAATCACTGTACCCCCGATTCTTGTTTTCATCCTCTCTGGGTGTCATAGAAGTTTGGTCTCCGTACCCTCCACCCATAGACCCCAAAAACTGAGGGGTTGTGGGAGTTGCCCCACCCCAATTATCCCCACTGTGAAACCTGTCTAATGCCTTGAGAAAATTTCTTCCTTCCTGACCAGTTGTGCCGTATTTTTGTCTGCCAGTTTTAGGGTCATACTTACCGTGCACACCACGTTCTTGCACCTTGTTTCCTCTTATGATACTAGCCATTGTATTCTCCTATCCTAATAGTGATGCACCGCCCATTGCTAGGCCGACATAAGGGTTCCCAGTTGAAGCCCAACCTGACAAGCCAGCACCAAGTGCACTACCTAACTTGTTACCTTTTTGCATTGGGTTATTTTGTGTAACATTCTGACCAGTTGGGGCACCCGATACAATGTTGGAACCGAACATGGCTTGGTTTTTATCCCAATCACGTTCCTCACCCCACTGCTGATAATCAAAGTCTTTCTGGTTCTGGTCTCGACCTTCTATGTCTGCTCCAACTTGAGAAAGCATCTGAGCATCCTGTGCTGATGCACCTCTTGACCTATCTGCCATATTAGCCATTTGATCTGCACCTGCCATCCTTAATCTCTGGGCATCCATTCCTGCCGACTGATTATATTTCTGAGCATCCTGATTCATTTGCATGTCAGCACGTTTCTGGGCTGAAGCATCTGCAAAACTCTGATTAAGAAGTTGGCCTGTCTGCTGGTTAAGATTAGACATTACCTCACCTGCCATAGCACCTTTCTCTAGTGCTGCTCGTGAACCCATGCCAGCACCAGCCATCTGAGATGATGCCCCTATCTGGTTACGGCCCATCTGCATAGACTTCATAGCTTGATCCTGTAGTCCTCCAATCACATTAGAAGTGTGAGGATTCATATACTGGTCAACTCCCTTTCCTGCCAGAAAATCACCTCCACCAACTTGCTGTGCATTATATCCTGTTGCAGCTTGACCAACCTTGCCAGCATCCCCATAAGCACCTTGTCCTGTACCCTGCATGTTCCTGATGCCTTGTTGAGCAGTCTTTGTGTCATCAGAAGCACCAGCAAACCTGTCACCTTCATAAGCTGAATATTCCTGATCCATAACACCCTCGGCCTTATCAAAAACCTTCTGTCTCATCTTCTTTACTTCTGGGTCAAGTTCTGTCTTTGACGTTGAAGGTGCAGGTGGTTTACTGCCACCTAATAAACCAGAAAGGAAATATTGCTTCAGCTTAGTTTTCCTATTTACTGTTCCTGCTGCACCGAGATTGTCTTCTAAATACTTTCCTTCTGCTGGTGTTATATGTGCCAGCATGTGCCCCTTTGGGCCATTAGCTTGAAGCCAGTTTTTAGATGGGTTTTTATTCATGGTTCCTTTATACGTATGGATTCGTTGATGTCACTGGTCTACTGTCTACTGTTGTTACTGATGATGCAGATAAGGTTCCGTCGTTTGCTACCACTATTCTAAAATAATTTCCATCCGGTGATCTAAGAACGATGCTACCTTTGTCTAATACATTATCCCGATCTGTTTTACATGAGACCGACTCTTCGTCGATCACAAGAGATGCCAGATCAAACATATAGTTCTTGCTATATTCATCTGGGGGATTAGGTAATGGTTTCTGAGTCCTCATCTTTCACCTGCTACTGAGGTATCAAACCTGACTTCCCCGAATCTCCATTCCTGATCAAAAGGACTCTCCACCTTTAAGAATGCCTGTCTCCCTGCAAACCGTGTATCTGTATACCCGTCATTCTCTAATGTATATGGCCCCTTCTCGATGCCAGTTCCATCAGGTGTGTCGGCAGTGGTTGTTTTTAATCTTAATCCACTCGTGCCAGCATCACTGTCTGTAAGTATCTGTGTGACATTCATCATCTTATCCCCTGCCCCAATCTCGATGGCACCACTCTCTGCATAACAAAGGTGTTCTTCAGAAGAGACGTTTGGATGCAGTTCTGTATCAATCCCTTTTGCCACAACCCTGCTTTCCATCGTTGAAAGTGCTGCAACGTCAGTGGGTGCAGTTACTGCGGAACTCCTTGGTATTGGGGTACTCTGTGTGTCAGGATCCATTTCGTGCCTGTATAAATAACCGTCTGATCCTGCCCATACGGGATAACCTAGTGCATCTGACGATTCTAATGCAGTCCTTTCCAGTTCACCTGTTGTCC